ATGGTGTGAATGGGGAGGCGATCCTATTACCAAATGGAAAATACCTACTCAAAAAGTAGTAGCTATTCCAAAAGGATTAGCAAAAGAGATTCAGAAAAACTGCAAATACACGGCCTATGTAATTAATGAAAGAGAAACCACGAAAGGAGATAAGCACGGAGATTTTCTAACTTCTTGGAGAGCAGAAGAGATAAGGAACACGGCAACATTTAGTAAGGTCAATGATTTATGAGTTTACTCTCAAATATCATAACTTATGTAAGGCGACTTATAAAAGTGGAGTCTACACAGGTAGTATCTGATACTACTATTATTGATTACATCAATCGGTTTTACAACTTAGATATGCCGGCTAGACTTCAACTTTTTGAATTGAAGTCTACTTATGAATTTGAGACCCAAGAGAACATAAGCAGGTATCAATTTCCTTATGCTGATTATCAAATGGTAGAGCCCCCCCTTTATATTGATGGAGTTACGGGTCAATACTATCAATCTAGAGAAGGGTTTTTTAGAGCCTTTCCCGAACAATTAACTTCTCAAGATATCCAATCCGGAGATGGGGGAGTAGCTTACTCCTTTTCTCTTGTGGCTTCTCTATCTTCCGGATTGGCTCTTTTAAGAGGGTTTAAGAACTATGAAGGGACAACTCAAGAGCAACTCTTGCCGGGTGTATATATTACAGCTATTGATGCAGGAGGCAACAATCTTGTGGTGACCGACGATGGATTGGGAAATCTAACAGGAGACGGCACAGGAACAATCAATTATACGACCACAGCTATTTCCGTTACTTTCAACTCGGCTATCCCTTCTACATCAACAATAAGATCCCAATATTATTTATCTAACAAGGGAACTCCGAGGTTTGTTTTATTCTATGATAACTATTTTACAATACGTCCCATTCCTAATCGCCCCTTCCTTATTAAAATGGACGCTTACGTTACCCCCGCTACTTTTTTAAATAGTTCGGAATCTCTTACCTGGAGCTATATGGACGATTACATTGCAAGAGGAGCTGCCAGGCGCATTTTATCTGATCTGGGAGACTGGGAACAATTTACTGCTTATGAAGGTCTATTTAAAGAGCAAGAAGCTCAAGTTTTAAGAAGGACAAATAGACAACAATCCACACAGAGAGCAGGAACTATTTTTGCTTCCCAGACGGATATGACTTACTTTAACAACTTTCAAAATTGAGGATTGATGGCCACATACAATAGAGGACAACCATCGGTAGGACAAGCCTTTAGAGACTCTCGACCTTTGATTGCAGATAATTTCGATGCAGCTGACGACGCCATTAGTAATGACCATGTACCTTTTACGAATGCTGACCCTACTAAAAGAGCTCTACATACGAAGGTAACTTTCAACAGTGTGCAAGCTGTCGACCCAACCATTACTTATCCTCAAACTGCTGTATATACTAAGTCTCGAACTATAGGTGGGGACACTATTCAAGAACCTTTCTTTAAAAGAGTAACTAATTTAGGGACTAGTCAGGTAACTCCTGTGGCTCCCTTAGCTTATGTTAAATTTGCTGGTGCAAGTGGAGCGACTTCAAAAGTTTATAATGTTACAAGCGTTACTCGCACCGCTACAGGTCAATACACTATCAATTTTACTAAAGAATTACCTGATGCTAACTATATTTTCATTGGCTCTGCTAACGCGGATACTTTTGAAGTTAATGTAAACTTTAGAGGTCAAACAACAGCTAGTATAAATGTAATCACAGTAAGACTATCTACAGGAGCTGTTGCCGATCCTGAAAATGTGAGCTGCTTTTTTTGGGGGTTCTAAATGTCTCAACCTGAAAGACTCGTCCTTTCAGATTTTAGCACAGGGTTTGAAACAAGACTCCCTGCTTTCAAAATAGACAACGAAGCTTTTCCTTATATTGTAAACGCATATCCGTGGAGAGGAAGAGTAAAGAGGAAAAGGGGAACGGATTTATTAGCTAGACTACAAAGAGATTTTGTAGATATATCAGCAGGAAGTACGGATGCAAACGGGGATATTTCGTTTAACCTAAAAACGATTATTACTCCCAATTTAGAATCCGATAGTGATATAGCTCCTTCTTCGATTACTGTAGTAGTCAACGGCGCAGCGCCGCCTCCTATTGAAACTTTTACCGAACCGGCTACTCCTGATGGTACCTTGGTAGGAGATCAAGGAAATTTTGGAACCATAAATTATACTACGGGAGCTATTACCATCACAGGGAGCAATCCTTCTGAAACGGTTACGGTTTCTTTTGGATACTATCCTTCTTTACCGGCTCTTGGTTTAAATACCTATGATGAAGAAGTTTTATCCGATGATATAAACTTTCCCACGCCTGTTTATTTTGATCAAACATACGCTTATAGCTACTCAGATGCTACGGGACAATTCTTTGATGTAAGCTTTTATAAAAACTCAGTCACTGAAAATAGAGTTACTTGGACGGGAGCTATCTACCAGCAGTTTTGGGGAATCAATTATAAGAATGCTCTTTGGGTAACGAACGGCAAACCAGGGTTTCATTATGAAGACATTGTATCCATTGGGGATCAATCTTCTACTACTATTACCGTTAGACTTACTACAAACGATTTAGAGCTTGGAGATGTATGTTTCTTTAATGAAGTTCAAGGAACTACAACAGAAATTAATTTGCAAACAGGAACGGTAACTACTAAACCTGCCGGAGCACCTTTTGATTATGTGTTTACTTTTTCTAATACGATTACGGTAAATACTATTACTCCCGCTACAGGAATATGTCAGTACCTCACTCATACTCTTTCAGGTGGAGGAGATGGGATTAGATGGTATGATGGGTTTAACTCTCCTTCTCATACAAAAGGATTCGTGAACTTTTCTCCCCCTTTAGAATCCGGTAATGCCCCTCCTTACTTAATGGGAGCAAAAATGATTAGAGTCTTTAAAAACAGACTTATTTTCTTTGGAACTTATGAGGGAAGACCCGGGGGCACGCCTGTTTTCTATCCTGATCGAGTAAGAGCCTCACAAAACGAATTTAACGGCCCTCCTTATTATAGTGAAATCTTTCCGGATAACCAATCTTTTGATGCTGAGGCGTACATGGATAACATTGGAGGGAAAGGATACTTCACAGAAGCCGGAACTTCTGAAAACATAATCTCTTCAACCTTTGCGTTTGATGTAGTCATAGTTGGTTTTTCCTCTAGCTGGAGACAGTTGATCTATACTCAAAACGAGGAAGACCCATTTGTCTTTCATACGATTGATATCGAGTTTGGAAATGAATCTAGATTTGCCTCTATCACTTTAAAAGATGGGATTGTAGCTCCTGGAGATAAAGGATATGTAGCTGCAACTCCATCAGAAGTAGAAAGGATAGACTTAAAAATACCCGATGAAATTTATCAGATTGATAATGCCAACAATGGAAATGAAAAAGTTACGGCCATTAGAGATCATCAAAATGAATGGATATTTTTCACCTATCCCACTCCTATCACTTATTTAGATATGAGCGAAAATAGATTTAACAATAGAACGTTGTTATTCAACTACACAGAAGGAAACTACGCGACACTGGAAGAATCTTATACAGCCTATGGAATCTTTAGAGAAAACCAACCCTATACATGGGAAGATAACCCGTGGGGAAGCTGGGACACCTCTGGGAATGCTACTTGGGAATCAGGATTTAACTTAGCTCGTTTTCCCAATATCGCTTGTGGAAACCAACAAGGGTTCATCATGATAAGAACGAATGGAACTCAAGAAGGGAAGTCTCTTTCTATCACTGATATAACAACAGCTACTAAAACCTTTGAAGTGATTGATCATGGCCTCGAAGCGAATCAATATGTAAGAGTGGAAGACTGTTTAGGGGTAACGGAGGCTAACGATATTATCGCCAGAATAGCGTCTACTCCAACTAAAGATACGATTGTATTAGAGTTTGTTCCGGACATCACTTTAACAGGGACTTATATAGGATTAGGAGTCTTAAGAAGAATTCCTAACTTTACCATCTACACTAAACAATTTCCCAACTACTGGGGAGCGGGTAAAAAAATTAGAGTATCTAATATAAGAACATTAACGAATACCACTTCAGTAGGAGAATATATTATTCAGATTTTTGCCTCTCAAATTGCAGGGGTAGACAGTAACAACCAAGCATGGATACCAACCACTCAAATTGTTTTCACTAAACCTGAAAAAGCATTCCTTGCTCTACAAGCTCAAATATGGCACAGAAATATTGTTTCTATGACAGGAGACTCTTTGCAGTTTGGTTTCACTATGAATGATGCTCAGATAAGAGACTATGACATTGCCACCTCTGAATGGTCTTTACAGGCGTTGGTAGCGGATATCTTTCAAGCGGGATATATTGGAGGGCCATACCTTGGATAAATGCCCTAGATGTCTAAATGAAATGGAATGGTTTGATTATGTAAATGGAGAAAAATACTGTTTAAATTGTTTCTCCTGTTGGGAAGATATTCAAAAAAGTTTATTCCAATCATGGAAAAACGAATCCCTTTTTTCAGTTCCTAAAGAACATTTATTTTATGGTAAATGGATTAGAAAAATCCCTCAAAAAGAATTAAAAAAAATCATAGAAGACAAAAAGGAAAATTATGAATATGGATTAAAATATTGGAACGGATTGGAAAGAAAACGTTTAGACAATATTAAAAGTGAAGTGAAAAACTTGGAAGGATGCATACATGACAACTCAAGCAAATAAGCAAGCTCCTTATCTTCCACAGCATAGAACTTTTGATCCTGCTAATCCTTCCCTTTTTAAGAATCAGATTGAAAACGCCTGGATACAAATCGCCTTTAGAATAAATGAAAGAGTAATTGGAAACTTCTATACTAATGAGCAATTAGCCGGGCAAGAATATTTTGGTTCTAACAATCAAAGGAGAAGATCTGTATTTAGAAAAGTTGTTAACTTCGGAACTCTTCCAAATACAGGAGCTAAATCGGTAGCTCACAATCTTAACCCTACATCTGATTGGAAGTTCACTCACATATATGCGACTGGATCAGATCCTGTTGCTTTATCATATATCCCCGTTCCCAATAGTTTCATTGTTGTAGACGCCACAAATGTAACGATCACAACAACTTCTGATTTAACCGCCTATACCAATTGCACGGTGGTTTTGGAATACTTAAAGGAATAAAGCAATAAAACCATAAAGAAATAAAGCTGGTTTTTCATGCGCATTTTTACTAAGAAATTCAACACGTAGTACATATATGTTGAATCATTAGACACAAAAAAAACCCCTAGGTTTCCCTAGAGGCTTAACTTTTTCTTTATTTTAAAGACCTTGAAAAAGTATAAGAAGGTCGAGTTTTTTGTAACATTCTAAATCTGAGTGTTGCAAATTACCTACCAAGACAAAAATGCTAACACCAGAAAAATGGTAACATCTAATAAAAAAATGCTAACATTTCAGTACTTCACAGTACTTTCAAATATTAGTATCAAGTGTCATTAAAATAAAGCATTTTTGTCCTGGATAAATAATTAAATTAATTAATTTATAATAAGGACGAAATATGAACGAAAAAGAAAACATCACCCTAATAAATAATGATCCTGTTCACTTCGTTATTGTCAACCGAAGCGTAGTTAACGACAAAAACCTTACCTTCAAAGCCAAAGGCCTATTAGCCTATTTGTTGGACAAGCCATCCAGGTGGAAATTCTCATTAAACGGTATCTGCTCTCAAACAAAAGAAGGTGTGAACTCAATACGCAATGGTTTAAGAGAACTGGTATTGGAGGGATACTTAGAGGTTAAAAAGGTTAAAAATGAAAAAAATAGATATTCGGGATGTAATTGGATCATAACTCAGTATCCTAAAAAATCTGAAGAAAATTCAAAAAAAGTTTCCATGAGTGGGTTTTATAATTCAGGCTATTGTGAGGGAAATTCAAAAAAAGTTTCCATGATGCGGTTTTCGGACGCTGGATCTATGGACGCTGTAAAACACGATACAAAGATATACTCTATTAAGGAAGACTCATCATTATCTGAAGATAATGAGAGAGGGGACGAGGCCCCGCCTGCTCCTGATTTAAAAAAAATAGAAAGAAGTACTCATGTTCACACAACTCAAGAAGAACATGAAAAGCTTATCAAGGATCATGGAGAAGAAAAGATTAAGTGGTGCTATCAAGAGCTCAGTGAGTGGAAACAGGACAAGCCTAGAAAGCAATGGAGGAAAAGCGATTATCGATCGATTCTTAGATGGTGTATAGATGCTTATGAAGAAAGAAAGAAAAAGAAAACTGAGGTGGATATCGTAGAAGAAAACAAGAAATTAGCTAAAAAAGCCCATGATGTCTTTTCCGGAATAGCTAAAAAAAGAAGTCTTAATATCATTGTGAACTCGGACAACATTCGGATCGAAGGAGTAACTTCTCAATCTCCGTCATTTATTCTTCCGTTCAATGAGAACGGCTTTAGACATCAATTGGATAACATCCTTAGAAAGGTAAAATTGATATGATTTAGGGAGGGGAGGATGTCAAATGATTGCACAAAACACTTCCAATAAATTAAAATAATTTTTTAACAAGGAGTCCCATGTCTTTTCCAACAATTCGTGGTTATAAAACTAAGATGCTGCCAACGATGAGTCCAGAGCAACGAGGTCTATACGATCAACTGTATGGCTCTGTTCGCCCTGCGTTAGGTCCTGCGGTCAATCAATTGGCTCAGACGGCCCAAGGTAGTCCTCAACAATTTGAAGCCCTTGAAGCTCCTGCAATGAGGCAATTTAAAGAACAGCTGATACCAAGACTTGCCGAGCAACAAACTTCTAGAGGTGGAGGGAGATCGTCAGGATTTTTAAATAGACTGGAACAAGCATCCGGTAGATTTGCTCAAGACCTTCAATCCCAAAGAATGGGCCTTCAACAAAACGCATTAGCTCAGTTACTTGGTTTAGGGCAAAATTTAATGAGTACACAAACTCAACAGCCATACTTCCAGCAACGAAGAAGTTCTCTATTTAAGGAAGGATTAGGAAGGTTTGCGGGTCAATTACCGGGGTTAGGATTAGGATTAGCTTCTTTATTTGGAACCGGTGGGATGTCAGGATTAGCGGGATTAGCAAATCTTACCCAACCGAACCAAGGGTGATGATATGAGCTTTCAACCTCCTCAGCCTTCTCAAGGATTTTTAGGATCATTCTTAAATGAACTAACGCAACAAACACCTAGTCTATCCAATCAATTATCTCAGATGGGACAGCAAAGAAGACAGTCAGCAGCGAAACAGCAGAGTGAACTTTCAAAAATCAGAAATCAATCTTATAAAGATTTAGAATCTATCTCTAAGTTTTATGATACTAAATTAAGCCCTGAAGAAAAAGAAAGGTTTCTCCCTTTTTTCACCCAAGCTCAAATGCAAGGGGTTCCCATAGATCAAGCGTTTGAATTTGCCGAACAACAATATCTACAAGCCTATCCGGAAAAATCTACTCAGCAACAAAGACAAGAAGCGTTTGAAAAAAAATCTCCCATTACTAAAGCGTTTAGAAGAGATGTTCCTCTAACGGAAAGAAGACGTAGAGATATAGAAGAAAGACAACGATTGTATGAAGAAGGAGCTTCTCCTTTAAAAATGCCGGGTCAGTTTTTTACCGGTGCTTCTAAAAGCCCATTAGGAAACCTTCTTAATTCCTTTACCAATCCCGAGCAAGCCGTAGCTAAGTCTTTAAAGGGGGGGGTATCTTCTATCTTTAAGCCTTCTTTACCCACAAGAGAAGCTACCACAGAAAAAGAAAGAAAAACTCAAGAGCTTGGGAAAGGACTAGCGGATCTTGCGGTATTTGAAGCAACTCCATTAGGAAAAGCCTTAGCTGAAGTAGGGGGACTGGGCTTCAGAGCTATTATGAAAACTCCTATCGGTAAAAAAGCGGCTGAGTTTTTAAGAGTATTTGGCAATAAATTTGGAAAGAAAGCCGCTCAAGAGATCGTAAAAGATTCGTTAGATGCGGCAAATATTGTGGAAGGATCAGGAATACCCACCGCTCAACAGCAAACCGCATTCTATGAGTCTTTGAAAGGGAAGGTAAAGCAACGATCTCCCACTTCTAAAGAAGCCAGGTTAGCTCAAGAAGAATTTCCTAAAGTAGCTTCCCAAAAAGAATCTCAAGATATTATAGGAGCTCAAAAATATCTTTATGAAAAAGAAGGGACTAAAGAGTTATCTAAGAAAGAAGTTAAAAGATACGAAAAATCTAAAGCGGAAAAGGAACCTAAAACTCACGATCAACTTTTAGATCAAACCCAAAGAAAAAAACAAGCTTCCGCAAAAGTAGAGCCTTCTAAAGAAGAATATTTAAAAACCACCAAAGAAAGAAGAGCTTTAGAAGATGATCTAAAATCGGGAAAATCAAAAAATCCAAAAGAAGACATTTCTAAACGGAGAGAACTTTTAAAAAGAGAGGAAGAATTATTTGATAATTATCGGAAGAATTTGTACGAGTCTGAAACAGGCACTCCCTACCGAAAAGGACTTACAGCAGAGAAAGATGCTCAAAATGCGATTAAAAAAATTAAGGAATTAGCAGAATCCGATACTAAGTTAACCCAAGAGGTTCTTCGTGGGAAAGGATGGAAGCCCGAAACTATCAAAAAAGCGGTTGAAGATATAGAAAGAGTCACATTGGTTGGCAAACCCGCTCCCACATCTTTTTCAGAAATCCACGAGGCTTATGCTGAAGCCTATTTAAAAGAGCTTTCTAAAGTACAAAATAAACTATCCTCCAGCAAATTTATTACTCCTCAGGAATATATAAATCTCAGTAGGACTCGTGACATTCTTCAAGATAGATTAGAAATAAATCTTATTAAAATAGGTCAAGATCTTCAAAGGAGAACTCTTAGAGAGATAGAAAAAAGAGCGAATCTATGGGATTCCATTTCTTATAAAAATAAAGAGATTGAGTCTTTGCTAAAGAAACCTGAGACTCTCAAAAAGATAGTTAGAATGGCGAACAGCGATCCGTCAGGAGAGGCAGCCCAGGCGCTAGAGTCTGTCATAGGAGAAAAAGGAAAAGGGTTCTTTAAAAACATAAATGAAAACTTCTTAAAAAAACGCTCGCCTGCCCCTGTTAATGCACTAATTAAAAAAACGGGAATTCATCCTTATTCGCCGGCGGGAAGGCTATTAAAATCCATTTCTTTCATGGTGTTAGGATATTTGGGAATTCCTTATACAGCCAAATCCATATTCAGAAAGGTAACTGGTTCTTCTAAAGGAGAGTCGTTTAAAAAACGTTTAAGAAGAAAGCAAAACGTCAAGTAGTGTGTGTTTTTTATTAATAGAATTTTTCTTAACTTCTTAGCTTTCTCATAGAGAGATTTTAAAATTTATTTAGAACAAGCTAATAAGAAAGATTATAACTCCTATCACGCAAAGCCCAATATATAACCATTCTCCTATACCCCCTAATTTTGATGTAACCATCGCAAATATGATGGTAGATAGACCAATGATCAATCCCAGGGAAATAGACTCTTGAAAAAGACTTATCCAGCAGTATGTTCCGAGTCCTAATAAAGCTAGACACACAGCCCCAAACCCTACTATAAAAGGAACATTCAGTTCTTCTTTACTAGACATATAACCTCCAAAATATACCAAAAGCATACAGTTTGTAATGTTTTAAGTCGATGTTAAAATAATTCTTTGTCATATATGGTCTCTATTTTAAAATATAATAAACTATGAGGCCTCATGTCCGCTTATTCACCAAATTCTCCCGGAACGACAGCTGTTTTTAAACCCCCCATTATAGCGAGACGAGCCCCTTTGGGAAGCGATACTGGATATGAATTAGGACAGAGTTGGGTGGATGAACTCACGAATTCATCGTGGCAATTGACTTCTATTGATTTGGGAAGCGCCGTATGGACTGCATTAGGAGGAGGAACGGTTTCAATCTCTCAACTTTCAGCCGATATGGGCTTAGGAGGAGTGGCATTACCTGTTGACGGAAATATTAACCTGAACGGCAGCGTTAACGAATTGGAGGTTATCGCAAGCGGAGAGAATATCGGAGTCCGATTTGTAGATAATATTATTTACAACGGTGGAAACTTCACCATACAAAGTGCATCAATAGGATCTTCTAGATTCTTACGCGTTATAAACACTTCAGATACTGCTAGTTCATCGGCAAACATAAAAGTTCAAGTTCCTTCTAGTACAGCTGATGGTGGGGCTTATTATAGCTCTACAAGCTTAGCAGGATCTACGTGGTCTTTTGGGATTGATTCTAATACCAATAATTGGGCATTGGCTGAGGGAGAAGGTGTGGTTTCTAACCAAGCTATACAAGTAGTTCCATCAAGTTCCATAAACTTTTTTAGAAATCTAGTTATGCAAGGAAGCGGTACCGACGGACTAATTGCTATGAAGGGAGGAGCGGAAACCGATTTTATCGGATCAGCAGTATTGGTAGGGGGAACCGTTACAGTGGCTAATACAAATATTGGTGCCTCGGATAGGATTCTAGTTATTCGATCGACTACGGGAGGAACGGAAGGTCATTTAAGTTATACCATTAGCGGATTAACGAGTTTCACTATTAATTCAAGTTCAGCTACTGACACATCGACAGTGGTTTATGTTATCTTCAGACAGACTTAAAATAATTCTTTTACACATATAACTATTATTTTAAAATAAAACAAAAACTCTGAGGCCCCATGTCTGCTTACTCACCAAACTCACCCGGAACGGTAAACGTTTTTAATCCTCCTATTATAGCGCAACGAGCGCCCTTAGCAACCGATACGGGATTTCCTAAGGGACAAACATGGATCGATGATACTACGAATTCATCATGGCAACTAACCTCTTTTTCTTCAGGAAGCGCCGTATGGACAGCTTTGGGAGGAGGAGCTACCGCGGTAGATCAACTTGATGGTGATACAGGATCAGCTACTCCCACAGGTGGAGCTATCACGATTGCCGGAACGGCTGATGAACTTGTAACTTCAGCTACCGGATCTACTGTCACCGTAGCTTTTGTTCCTTCCGTAATTTTCACACAAGGAAATGTTTCTGTTGTAAGAGACGAAATTTCGGGAGATGTAACTTTTACCGTACAAAATACTGATGCTACGATGACCGACTCTCAAGCGATCATAAGAACGGTTACCGATACAGCGGGGGGAGACAGTTTCTTTCAAGCTTCCGTCTCAGGGGGTCAAACCGTATCTTTTGGAATAGACAACGGATCGGGCGATAATTTTGTAATGTCAAACTCCACAGCTTTAGGAACCAATAATTTTTTCAGTTTTTCTCAATCAGATTCTTCTAGTACGTTTGGCTTAGGAAATGTAGTCGTCACGAGAGCCGAGGTAGCCGGATTAGTTGCACTACAGATATTTAATACGGATGCGGGGGCCACTTCCGAGTCCATGGTCAGGATAGGCACAGGCACAGCGGATGCATTTACCTATTACGAACATGATGGATCTGGGGTCAATTGGTCCACAGGATCTCAAGTGACCACCGACGATTATGTAATTGCCCAGGATTTGGGTCTCACTAACAACATCTATTTACGAGCTGTCGCAACTACCGGAGATATTGATATTCCTGTAGGGAACTTATCCATTTCGGGAGCCGGTAAACAAATTGAGATGGAATCAGGAGCTGCTACAGACTTCATTGGAAGCGCGGTATTGATAGGTGGAACTATAGCTGTTGCTAATACAAACATCAAAGCGACCGATCAGATTATGTTAACGGTATCTACTCCCGGAGGAGTTCAAGGGATCTTAAGTTATGCGATTACTCCCTCTACAAGTTTTACTATCACTTCTACATCCGGTGCGGACACATCTACTGTAGAATATAGAATTGTCAATAAATTATAAGGAGATTTCATGTCAGAGAGAGGAATTTTAGAAAGCCGAGGATGCAAACATCATACGCTAATTTTAAAAATGTCTTATCAAGATATCAAGGATGTTTTGGAAGGGAAGTCATTAAAGGTTTCTTCTTTAAATTTGGGAGATGAGATTGATCTTTTTCTTCAGATCGATCCTAAAGATGAAAAATTGCAAGAGCTGAATAAATCCCTATCCAAGGAGACTAAATAATGCCTTTTGTGGATTCAACGGATGTCCTTTTTGATACTTTAAGAGAAGCCGCTTTTGGAACTATAGGAGCTGCTTACGTTATTTTAGGCACTGTATTTAGCCGTGATGTTGCGTATTTGGATGTTTACAATGGAACTAACCAAGACATTCGTTTATCTGATGACGGTACAAGAGATGTTAAATATTTATCTTCAGGGACTAGTTGGGTATGGGATATATCTACCGATGGACATGGAGATAAAAAAATGCTCTTTAAAAGAGGATCCGCTCTTTATCAAAAAAGGGGAGGAGCTGTATCTCCTACATCCGGAAGTTTATTTTTAACCGTGGTTTTTGCCGTATGAGTTATCAGCAAAAGATTATAACCGGTACAACACCACTACCAGATAGACCAGAATTCTATGCCTATTTAGCATCGGCTGATAACAACGTAACAGGGGCAGGCACTACTTATCAATTGGGTACTAATGTTGCATTGACAGAAGTTTTTGATACTCTGGGAGATTTTAATACCAACGGTACCTTCACTTGCAGCGTAGCGGGTCGATATATTTTCTCGGCTGCCATCACTACAACAGATATAACATCTAATATGACACATTGCGAAGTATTATTAAAGACGACCTCTCAAAACTTCCGTTTATTTACGTACAACCCTTTTGCGTGCGGCTTACCTGCGAGTAACCGATTTAGTTGTTTTTCAGGAAGCATTTATGCCCCTATGGCTATAAACGATACAGCTTTCGTTACTGTTCAAATTATAGGAGGGGCTGGAAATACTGCTGATATATCAGGGTTTAGCGGAGCAAGATCTTGGTTTAGTGGAGTTTTAATCAGTCCAACTTAGGAGGAAAAATGACATGGAATAGTGGTCCAGGATCACTGTGGGTTACCGATACTAATCCCACCGTAAATGATGATGAAAGTAATGGTTTCTTTGTTGGAGTTTGGTTTTATAATGAATCTGCAGGTTCTTTATTTCAGTGCATTGATAGCACCATTGGTAATGCTGTATGGGTTAATAAGCCTACCGCATCTGAAGGTTCTTTTACACCTTCCTTAGAATTTGGGGGAAGTTCAACTGGAATTACTTACACGACTCAATCCGGAAATTATTCAAGAACCGGAAATTTAATTGTCCTTAATATCTTCCTGAATCTTTCATCCAAAGGAAGTGAAACGGGTAATGCTACTATCACAGGACTGCCTTTTATAAACGGCTCTTCACATGCGGCTTTTCTAATCTATGCACAAAATGTCTCTTTATCTTTGACTTACACCAATCATGGAGCTCGGATTGCGCCTGCTCAACAATTCATTAGACTATTTGAAACGGGATCATTACTTAACATAAATAATTTAGATGAAGGAAGTTTTGAAAATGATTCTCAACTCTTCATAAGCGGAAGTTATTTCTTATGACAATTATTGCTCAAACCTCAAGTGCCGGACCACCGTTACCGATTACTAGAGTTAGGCAAAATAGAGCTCCTACAGTAGGAGATTGGCAAAACTTTGCTCTTGGAGATGAATGGCTTGACGAATCTTCTATGGACTGGTGGAAACTAGCTTCCCTAGCCGGTAATCAAGCTTTATGGATACTCATTGGAGGAACGGGGGTATCCGTTGAAACAATAACGGTTGACGCATCTACTCCTCCGGGAACTAATCCAGTCCTACCTGATGCTTCTAACAATATCACTATTACAGGATCTCAAGTAGCTACAGGAATTATCGGCGCCAATGTCATTAGAACCGATTCATTAGCGGCCAATACGTTTACCATTGAGATACAGCAATCGGCATCTGCAGCAGCTGAAGACACTACCCTTAATGGAGTATGTCACTTTGACTCTTCTGCTTTTACCGTGACTAATGGATTTGTGGAATTAATAGGAGGTGGTCAAGGTATAGAGAGTATAGGAGTTGATGCCTCCACCCCACCCGGTACCGATCCGGTAGTTCCTGACGGTAGCGGACTAATTATAGTCACCGGGGCTCAAGTCGCTTCATCAACAATTGGTGCAAACGTTATCCGCACTAATTCATTAGCAGCTAATACTTATACTGTCGAAGTTCAGCAATCAGGATCTGCAGTAGCTGAAGATACAACTCTTAATGGGGTATGTCATTTTGACTCTAATGAATTTACTGTCACTAATGGATTTGTAACTTTAAATACCACCTCTGATTGCATTATAAATCTTACTTCTATTGATAATACAGATTCTCCATACACTGTTCTTTCTACAGATTGTTATATATCCGCAGATGTAAGCGCCGGAACTATTTCTATCTTGTTACCTGATGCGCCATCCACTGGAAGAGTGTTTTATGTAAAAGATTCTTCAGGAAACGCCGGCGCTAATAACATAACGATTACAACGGTTGGCGGAGTAGTAACTCTAGACGGATTAACGTCTCAACTTATTATTTCTAACTTTGGATCTTTAAATTTTATATTTAATGGAACTTCCTATGAGGTGTTTTAATGGCATATAGAGACTATTCTACTGCAATCGGAAAAATTGTAGATCCTAACAATAAAGGAGATTATACCACTATTTCAGCGGCATTGGCCGATGCTGTTTCAGGAGATATTATTTTTTTAAGACCAGGAACGTATACAGAAGATATCACGGCAGTAGCGGGCGTTTCATTAGTAACTTTCGATACGGGAATAAGAAATCCTCAAGTTAATATAGTGGGAAAAATTAGTTTTTCTTCCGCCGGAACATTTGAAATAAGTGGAATCCGTCTTACTACAAATGCAGACTATTTTTTAGAAATATCAGGGACTTCGGACAGTATTGTAAATATAGATGATTGTGTATTAGATTGCGCCGATCACACGGGGATATCTTATACTACTACAAGTGCCTCCGCTAATTTAACAATCATTAGATGTCTCCAAGAAATTACAGATACTTTTGCTTTGTTTGAAAAGTCATCCCCGGGTGGAATGACAATGAATTATACATATGGCCTTACCGCTAGTCAAACTACCACTCCCAATACTGTTACGGCCGGAGATTTCACTTGTAACTATTGTACTTTTGGATCTCCTTTTGCTATCTCAGGAACTACTTTTAGTTTTTTCATGATGGGAATGACGGTAGATTCTGTGGCTATTACCACTTCAGGAACCGTTACGGGTCAATTGTTATTTTGCAATATAGATAGTGGATCAAACGCTGGTATTTCTATTGGAACAGGAACTATCATGAGAATAGATCCACTCTGTAGGATAAATAATAGCGCTGCTAATGCCATTATCGGAGCAGGTACTCTGATTTATAGTGCGCTTTCTTTTGTAACCACCTCCTCTTTTAATCCTACGACAATAATTTCAGAACAAATGGCTATAGGTAGGATCTCTTCGTCTTCTGGGGTAGATGCCATTGTTACAGCTACTAATGGAGAAGTAACCTTTCCAAATACAAGTGCATTTCTAGCTAATCATTCAGTCGCTCAAACGGCTGTGACTGGAGATGGAACATTAGTTACTATAAACTTTACAAATGTAATATATGATTTAAATTCCGATTATGATGGAACAAATACTTTTACCGCACAGGTGACTGGTAGATATAGATTTAGTGGTTCACTTTATGTTGATGGTATATCGGCAGCTAATACAAGTGGATTTATGCAACTGGTTACTTCTAATAGAATATATCAAACGAATGTTTATAGTTATGCAGCGATTAGAAATAGTGGAAATTTAGTTATTTTGCCTTTTTCTTTTGTAGCAGATATGGACGCTTTAGATACCGCCTTTTTTCAATGTCAAATTGATGCGGGTCCAGGAAAAAATATTTCCTTTCCTGCGACTGCTACTCAATCCTTTTTTGGAGGAGAATTAATTTGTTAAAATGGAGTTTTAAATGGCCGAATTAACACAATCACCTATGAGATTATACACCGATACGGTAGATCCAACCGTAAACGAAGACTCATCAAATGGATATGAAATAGGCAACTGGTGGCGTAACAGTTCTACTTTGACCTTATTTCAGTGTGATGATGATTCGGTTGGAGCAGCTATTTGGAATGAAAAACCTACTCTAGAGACCGGAACTTTTATTCCTGAAATACAATTTGGAGGAGCATCGATAGGAGTTGCATATGTTACTCAGTCGGGTTCTTTTGTCAGAGTGGGAAATGCGGTAACGATAAATATAACTATTAGTCTTTCAAATAAAGGAACCTCGGTAGGATCAGTTACGTTAATTAATTTGCCTTATCCAAATGGGAATGATCAAGCAGGATTTACTATCTATACCGATAATATAGCTCTTACCACTCTTTATACTATTTATGGATCTAGAATTTCTCCTGCACAACAGTTTATTCGTTTATTTGAAACAGGTTCCTTATTAGGAATTCAAAATTTAACAGATGTTAGTTTTCAAAATGACTCTCAATTATTTGTGAGTGGAACATATTTTATGTGAGGTGTTATGAAAAAATTTTGGGATAAAATAGGAATACCGGAAAAATTAGGGATAGTAATAGGTACCTTAGGAATTATCCTAGGAGGGGGATCTTTAATGATGAAATCGTTTATAAAAAAACCGTTGATCGAAACGGTTGAGCAAGAAAAAACCCAAGAAGAAGATATTTTTATAGTAGAATGAAAAATAAATTTTCCGTGGTTTCTTATTCATTAGTTATTTTATTTCTATTCGTTTTGTGGGGATGTGGTTTGTGGAAATCCTTAGGAAATGACAATGTTTTAGAAGAATTGGCAGAGGACATAATTAAAGACTCAACCGGAATAGATATAGATTTTACGGGAGACTCACCTGAAAAAGATTAATCCTCTTTTTCTTTGATGAATGTCCGAGTATAATGCGATTTACCTATTTTTTTATAGGGATCCAAATCAATTCCATCCTTTTTCATCTTATCAATATCATAGCTTATTCTAGGTTTGCTCATGGTAAGTTTAAGACCGTGAATTATGATGTTTTTACCACAGGCAAGCGCATCGATTTTCTCATCACATTCTTTAATCACCTTATCCACATTAGATCTAAGTTCCCAAGCATCCCTTCTGGCTTGAACAATTTCTAAAAGATCCTGATGATTGTTAGATATGTCTTCATGGGATTTGGAATCAAAAGGAGGGGTACGCGTTTGAACACAGTTCCAAAAACTAAGAGCCGATTCTTTCATTTGATCCCATAGTTCATGATCAGCTTGTATTAAAGTACAGTGTCCAACGTGTCCATCCCAAACCACCAAGAACGCAGATTTAAATTTAGCCACCATCATTTGCCATTGAACTTGATAAATATAAGAAAAAGGAATATCTCCTTCAATCATCATAGTGAGTCTTTTTTCAGATGAAGGACATTTTATTTCTGCCATGAATCCTTCTTCAATATTAATAGCGTCGTAGGACACCTTTAAGTGCTCATTTTGCTCATCTTCCGCACATAATCTATGTAGGTCAACCTCAAAGTTATTCTCCATCCACGCCCTTGCTAAAGGCTCTTGTTCGTTCCCATGTTTCATGGCTTGATTGTAAACGTCTTTCTTCTCGCCTATCTTCTTAAGATAAATATCTGTGATGGAATTGTAGGGGCACACTCCCATGATAGCCCCCATCTCTGAAGCTCCGATCCCGTTCATTCTCCAGTCTAACCACTCTTGAGAACCTTGTTCTAAATCAATTATTTTCATTTTTGTTCCTGCTTTTCATCTGATTGGCAACTTTTATGGATAATTGTTTGTTGGCTTTTTCAAAATCTTCAAAAGGAAGTTCTTCGGTCTTATTAATTTTATAATGATTTAAAAACCCTTCTACATCTGAAATACTTAAAACATCCATGTGTTTTTTTAGGATTTGTAATTGTCTTGGAGTGATTTTTCCGTGATCCGGTTTTTTTTCATTAGAGGCCATCGCAGTTTCTCCGTCGTCGTCTTCATCTTCAGCAACTACTCCGATCATGGAAGCATAACTATATCGTTTGCTATAGGTAATGTAAGATCCCAACTCTTGAATAGTGTTTTTGCTAGGATTGAGAGGCATTACAGATTCTATCCATTGGCCCGAAGCATGACATAATCGAGTAAACAGATGCATTCCTCTATCGTTTGTCATAATCCTCTGAATTACTGATAAACCGTTGGAGGATAGGTGAGGTCTAGATGAATTTATAACAGAGGCTAAATCAGCATATTTACTTTTAAAAAATGGATTTTTTTTATCCATTTTAGCAGCCTCCATATCTCCTTGAGCTTTTGATAACGCTGCATATAGCTCATTTAAGCTAGGGGATTCATATAAAGTTGTAGATATCTGTTCATTCATATTAATTTGTCTCCTTGTTGTATGTTTCGTTATCAATTAAAATTTGTATCTCATCTTTCAATGTGGAAATAAACCAATCGATAGATCCTGGATTATAAAATACGTTTTCCACTTCATCTCTAATTTTTTCTAAACTTTTCCGAAGTATTTTTTCGTATTCCATAACAGTTCCTTTTACTAAAACATTACCATTTGCAATGTTTTAACGCAACTCATTTTCGGTCTATTTGTAATGTTTTCAATGCAATTTGTAATATTTTACATGCAATTGGTTGTTTGCCTCTGTTAATAAAAAGATGTATCTAGTATCCTGATCGTATGAGCAATATAGAAGATCTTAAAACATACATTAAAAAAAATAATATCACTAAAAAGGGATTTGCTGAAATGATCGGCATAGATCCTGTGACTTTATATAGATATCTACATGGAAAAAGTAAAATTCCCCTTCCAACTAAGAAACTTATTTTTAATCTCACTAAAGGAGAGGTAAATCTCACAGAAAACAATGATGAAAATAATTAACTTCAAAAAACAAAATCATGAAACATTTAAAGCGAAGTTTGATATTCAATTTTCAATAGGAACCGTTTTCGGTTTTAAACTAGTATGCACCAAAGGAAAAACCTTTATTTCTTTCCCTTCTACAGAATATCAATTGAACGGAGAAAAAAAATATAAAATGCATTATTATCCTCCTGAAGAGAAGACTCATGATTTTCAGAAAAAGGTATTAGAACTTTTAAGACCGTTTATCGAAGAAAATGCTCATGTAGAAGAAAATGAAGATTCTTTCTTTTGAATTAAAAAATAAACTTGAATTTTTACTTTAACTCATCTAAATATGCCAAGGTTAAATATTTAACCTAGGTTGTGTTTATGGTGCAGCTTGAAATATTTGGAAGACCGGTCTCATCTAACTCTCATAAGCTTTCTAAAAACGGTCATATCTACGATCCCAAAAAAAAAGAAAAGGGAAATGCTAAATGGCAAATTAAATCCCAGTTCAATCAACGGCCCCTCGAATGTGCGATTGAATTGAAAATTAACTACTACTTCAAAATTCCAAAGGCAACAAGCTTTATTAAAAGAAAGCAGATGCTGGCTAACATCATCAAACATACTTCTTATCCCGATACCGACAGACTTACCAATTTTTTAAAAGATGTATTAGCCGGGATCGTTTTTGTAAATGATAAGCAGGTGTGGTTTGAATCTCCCAAAAAACTCTGGTGTGAATCCGAACAAGAAGAAAAAACGCTTATTTATGTGATTCCTGACACGTTTGATGTAAGTCTATGAGATTGTAAGACCGAAAGAGCATGGGTCGGAACTAACCGTAAAGCTCTCTAAGGCTAACTCAGGGGAAGAACCCACCGAAGTCATCAATCCAATCTTGGTTTGAGGCCGTAGGAATCTCCTTCCTTTAGGGAAGGTAGGATGTCAATAACTATGTAGTTGACAGATCTATCTTCTTGTGTGCTTATTTCTTACAGTGTTAAATATTAATTTAATTAAAGAGTCTCCTCTTCCTTCTTAAAAGATCGTTCCTCCCATTCCCAACCAATAATAAATCGCTTGTCGGACTTTTTACGTTTAAAAAAAATATTATTACTAGTAGATTGATTCTCTATGTTAAAATAAATTATATGTTTATCAACCTGTCTAACCATCAACCGGTTATCAACACCTACACTCTAATAGAAAAGAACGGCTATATAACTATCTCCCAATGGCTAGGGGATAGGTATGACATACAACCCGATTCTAAACTTCCTTGGTTTAATCCGAATGAACGAATCCGAATGAACGAACAGCCTTCAAGATGGATGCATCTCCCTAAGGTTATAAATGGTTGAACCTATGAAAAGAAAAGTGGGAAGGCCGGAGAGAACCTATGATAAAAGGATATTTGAATCCTTATGTGAAGTTCAATGCACAGTTGATGAAATAGAATCTATCCTACACACCAATCAGGCAACTTTAGATAAATGGTGTTTAAAGACTTATAAAGAGAATTTTTGCACGGTATATAAAAGACTCTCTTCAAACGGTAAACAATCCCTTCGTAGATACCAGTACACACAGGCTAAAAGATCAGCAACAATGGCTATTTGGCTTGGGAAACAATGGTTAGGTCAGTCAGATAAGATTGATAACCTAGAGCAACAAATGAGAACGGTATTAACGGTACTTAATGATACAAACAGACTCATTAACCAAGCAGATAACCCTAACTCCGAAACAACTGAAGTCCATTAGAGATTCTAACGCTCATATAAATATATGGGAAGGTTCGGTTAGATCGGGAAAGACTTTTTCCTCTTTAATTAGATGGCTTCACTTTTGCTTAAACTGCCCTGATGATGATTTAATCATGGTTGGTAGAACATCGGCCACTATCTATAACAACTCTGTTAAATGGTATCAGGAATTCTACCCACAGATAACCACTTATCAGCCGGGTAACCAAGTATTGTTCTTAGGAAATAAAAGAATCGAGCTTATCGGGGCCAACGATCAAACCTCTTTCACAAAGATTGCCGGTAACACTCGGTCAGGGGCCTATGTAGATGAGGCCTCTTTAATTCCCTGGTCATTCATGCAAATGCTTGATCAACGTTTATCTAAACCTCACTCAAAGATGTTTTGCACCACTAACCCTGATAGTCCCTTCCATCCTCTAAAAGAATGGATAGACCAGGCAGATGATAAGAATTTTTCCGTATTTAACTTCAGACTGGATGACAACCCCTTCTTACCCGACGACTATAAAGAAAGGCTAAAACAGACTAATAAAGGACTCTATTATAAAAGATATATCCTAGGGCATTGGTGCCAAGCTGAAGGGGCTATCTATGACTTCTTTGAAGAGTCTCAACACACCTTGGAAAAACCACCCTCTTACGCCAAATATTATTTGGTAGGGGTAGATTACGGCACCGTAAACCCAACCTCTTTTGTATTGATTGGGGTAAACGATGACGTAACCCCAATCATATGGGTAGAAAAAGAGTATTACTATGACTCTAAGAAAATGGGAAGACAGAAAACCGATGCAGAGTTTGCCTATGATTTAGCCAAGTTCATTGAGCTTTATAACGTAAAACGGATTTATGTAGACCCAAGCGCGGCTTCTTTTAAGAACGAGCTTAGAAGACATTCGATAAAGACTACCGATGCTAATAACGATGTGTTGGACGGTATCAGAACCGTTTCTTCTTTAATGTCTTCCCAACAGATTAAAATTTGTAAAGAATGTAAAAACATCATACGGGAAATACAGTCTTATGTATGGGATGAGAAAGCCTCTCTTAAAGGGGAAGACAAGCCCGTTAAGCAAAATGATCACGGGATTGATGCTATGAGGTATGCTATTCACACTCATTTCGGAAATAAAAAGACGATTAAAGAAAAGACTGATCACGAGAAAGAGGTTGAGATGATTAAAAGATTTAATATATCTTATCAAAATCAAAATGAATTACCTTGGGGGTACAGACCAGTATGAGCAAACAATTTGTTAGAACAGCCGATCATCAGTATATAAACCTGGACTTCGTGAAATCAATTATCTATAGAAAAATTGAACAAGATCAGGAAGAAATATTTGAGATAATTTTAGAGTGCATAGAGGGAGAAATTATTTTAGGATATGTATTATACGAAGGAGATGTACTAGAAATCATAAACGATATTATTAATGACTCCACTATAACTTGTGATTACATGACGTACGAAGAAGCTCTGGAATGCGTGACAAGGAAATCAAAAGGTCAACTATCCCCCAGCTGAATAAGGGAGCTTGTCCTTCCAGTTTTCGTCCGGTTAACCGTAACGCTCTTTCGAGAACGGAGGTACCTAAGGCGTATCGACTGACGCCATTGTAGAAACAACAGATTCTACAAGCTGCAAGTTAAAGTGTGCGAGCTTCCACTGAGGGGATATTATATAGTCTCGTAGAAAAAAAGCTAACAAAAAGAGGAGCGAGGTTTCCTCCCAGATCTGAAGCACTGGGTTTCCACCTCGTCAGTAGGATGAATCAAAAGATGAATCGGAGAAAATATGTTAAAAAAATGTGACATGTGCGGATCTGAAATTGTAGAAAATAAATGCAGCTGTGGTACGTGGATATCTAAGGAAGGAATGAAAGATAACTCCATGAAAAAAGCTGTTGAGGAATTTCATGAAATGAAAAGGTTTACCCTTACCGCGGATGCACCCCACCTAGGATGTGCTGTTGTTTTCTTTAGAGGAGATTATAAAGACTGCCAAAAAGTGGAAACGTTTATTCATGAAATGAAGGGTCGACCATATTACAATGAACTGGATTAGCGTTAGATCATTTAAAATGTTTAAATTAAGATAAATTACCACTTATGGATAAAAAAAAAGAAATTATTACAGATAAAAATCATATACTAATCACTACGTCGGACGAAATTATTGACCTTCTTATACACACCTTTGTAGATAATGAATGTGAGTTAAGTAAAGAAGGGAGTATAACAGCTTTAAATTGGATGATGGGGGCACTGAGCAGAAGCGTGATGATTCTTACTTCTCACTGCCGCATGTCTTTATCAGACGAATTGGGGTTTATAGATGATATTTGCGATAATATGAAAGAAAATATTAGAAATATGCGTAAGAAGAAGGATTAAAATAGTCCTATCTCTTTTTAAGTATGATTTCTGAATTTCATTCTTTGTTGTAAAGTAATTATTTTAATATAATTGCGGCATGACAGCAAACTTTTCCAATGACTCTCTCTTAAATATCAATAAAGATAACGCTATATACATTCTAGATGGGTTAGCCGATAGATATAACCCAATGGAACAGCAACGGTGGAACCAAGGTGATATAAACAAACGTTTCTGGGCTGGAGATCAAACCTTTATCAATCGATACTTCTCGTTTACTCCTGTTCAATCGTGGAAAAAGTTCACCTTCAATATCATGCAACAACCATGCAATATGGTTACAGGGTATCAAAGGCAACACAGAAAAAATATACAGTATACACCCGTTGAAGGATCGGACCAAAAGACAGCCGATCAATGGTCAGGGCTTATCAAGACTGTTAACAAGCAAAACTTCATAGATGAAAAATTTTCTGATAGTTGTGAACATTCGTTGGTAGCCGGACTAAATATGATACAGCCCTATTTGGATTACACGCATGATCCTATTAATGGTGACATGAAGTTGAAGGTGTGGCCCTGGAATTCCTTTATGGTAGATCCATACTTTAGAGAACCTGACATGTCCGATGCTAACTTCATTTGGTTTCAGCAATTCATCTCTAAAGAAGAAGCGGCCATTACAATGTCTGAGTATGAAGATGAAATTAAAAGAATGAGTCCATATAACGGAACAACGGCGCGAGGTAGGTTTTACTTTCTTCCTGAAAACTATTCGGTCTCTCGAAACAATCTCCTGGTGATGTCGTTCTTTTGGTATAAATCTCGTCGCAAGAAGAAGATGCTTTATAACAGAGTATCGGGAGAGATTACGGACTTCTTAGGTAATAAAGATGAACTAAGAGAGTTTATTTCTCGCAATAGGGGATATGAGGTTATTTCTCATGAAACATCTACTTGGAAGAATATAATCACTCTTAATCGAAAGGTAGTGTACGAAGGTAAAAACCCTTTGAATGTTGATTCACCCCCTTCTATTCCTGTTTTTTGGAATTACAATCCTGAGATGCCTTCCTATCGACTTAGAGATAGATCATTAGTTTTTTCCCTTAGAGACGTAAACTTTCTTCTCAATCGAAGAATCATTCTTAACCATGACATTAGCGAAAGTAGTTTGAATACAGGTTGGATTAGACGGGAAAACTCTATTGCTAATGAAGAGATTCTATCTAAAGTAGGACAGGGGAAAGATGTAATCATCAAGGAAGGAGAACACGAAGACAAGCCTATATCTGAGATCATTCAAAAGATACAGCCTAATATTGTTCCTCCTTCTGATATGGAATTGGCTAATCAGTTAGTTGATTTGGTTTACAAAGTTTCAGGTGTAAACGAAGAGCTTATGGGTGCGGCGGATGATGATAAAGCAGCCCTTCTTTCGATGCTTAGACAGGGAGCGGGTCTTGTAACCCTGCAAAAGTATTTCGATCAGTGGGATAGAGCTTTTATGCTTCTAGGGAAGATGGAGATGGCTATTGTACAAGCTAACTGGTCTCCATTCAAAGTATGGAGAATCATTGGGGAACCTCCCACAGAACAGTTTTTTAATAAAAACTTTCAAAAGTATGATTGTATTGTATCTGAAGGTCTTAATACGACAGTTCAAAGACAACAAACGTTTCATGTTTTATTTCAATTATTCCAAGCGGGTCTTCCTGTAGATCCACAATTCTTAATAGATATCTTAGATGTTCCCGGTAAATCGAAACTAAACGAGTACATGGAAGCTAAGATAGCTAAAGAATCGGCTGTTCAAGAACAACAACAAGCTTTAGAGCTTGCGATGGCAGACGCTGAATTAACGAACAAACAAGCGGACAGTATGTTCAAGCTATCAGGTGCGAGAGAAAGACAAGGACGTGCCGAATCTAACATAGGTCTTTTTGAAGAGCGCTTGTCTGAGATCACACATAACCGAGCGATGGCATTAAAAGATAAGATAGAAGCATTAAAAAATTTACTTGAAACTATGCAAACCTATGGTATACTCGACTCCAGTATAGGGCACAGTTTACTTGAAGAAATAACAAGTGGACAAATAGGACAAGAGGATCGAGAAAAATTTGAAGCTAAGCAAACTGCAATGGCTAACAATTTAAGAACTCAAAATCCCGACCTGTACCAAATGTTGCAACAATGAGGAAAATATGTCGTACACAAAAAGAACTTCAAAAGGATCTCCCTTCTCAATGGATTCTAGAGTCTCTCAAATAGCCGAGTGCTCGGGTCTAAATCAAATGGGATATCCCGATACTCAACAATCTATCTACGTAGCTCAAGAAGAATCCACTAGAAAAGTGAAAGCTTCAATGAGCAAAGCGGGAGAAAACCAGAGGAACTAATGGCTAAAGATAAAGTATTTGGATTTAAGAAAGACAATCTATCCCGTCAGAAGGTATTGCCTTCCAAAGAACCGCGCATGTCTGAATACGATTACTTAAAAGGATATTACAAACCTGAAAGTTTAAAAGTTTCTCAGGAAACTCTTCCTTTCACGGAAGGAAAGAAAGAATGATCTTTTTTTTATTTTAACTCCCGGGGGGGTGCTGCAGAGCCCCCCTTTTTAGAGGTAAATATGACAGAAAAAATCACAAGTGATTTCAAGAAAGAAATAGATGATTATATAGACTCCGCACTGGGTAAGTTCCGATCAGAAGGGAAAACTATAATTAATCAAACCCTAAACCATATCAACCGAAAAATTGATCAGTTTATGGAAAAATATGAAAGAGATTCTCACAAGTCTATCCAAAAAGGATTAAAAGAGATGTCTTCCTTTTGTAAAAAAATAGATCAAATAGAAGAAACCTTCTTAATCATGTTCACCAACATCAAACGAAATCAATTCTTATATTCTCATTACCCTGAGGAATGGTGGGACAAGCACTATGTCGATATAAAAGAAAAAATGATAAAAGAAAACACAGAATACAAAAAGATGGCTAATGCATAAGAACGTTGCTAAAAGGGCTGTAAAACACCTCAAAGAAGACATTTCAGGATATCGTAAAGAGCGTAAAACACTATCCAAGGAAATAGGAGAGGATAAAGAACTAATTCGATCTATAAAAGGGTCTAAAAACAACAAGGAAAAAACGATGAAAAAACAAGGATATAACGCACGTCTGGACGAGTCATTGGGATCTAGAAATAAGGGTAAGAAAAAGCAAACCCTAAAAGATAGAAGAGATGAATCAAAAGGAATGGAAAAAGCAGAAGGAAAAAGAGCTTATGCTTCTGTAAAGACTATGGATAAAAGATCTAAAAAAAGAACCATGAGATGATCATATCGTTGACATCAACGAAATGGTCTTAGGAGAAAGATGGCTAAGAAAGTAACGATTGGCAAAGGGATGAAAGTATCTCGAGGCCAAGAGAAAAAGATGGAAAAAAGAGCTGGTGGGTCTAACGTAGGGGAATACAAGACAGTTTCAAAAAAAGATTTTGCTGGTCCATCCGGAGGATCTCCTAAAGGATCATATCCAATTAACACACTGGCAAGAGCTAAGTCCGCTTTAAAATTAGCTCACAATGCCCCAGATCCTTCCGGCATAAAAAGAAAGGTATATTCAAAGTATCCCCAACTAAAAAAGAAATAGCATGAGTGATAACTTATTCTGGTTTAACTGTGTGATAAATATTGAATATCCTTATTCTGTAGATTTAGGAACGATAAATTCTCTTATCGAAGTTATAAAAAAAAAGATTCGGGTATACGAAGGAACGTTCTTAGATTTCTGGTCTAATTCATCTCAGAATTCATTTAATTTATTAAAAAAAAATTATATTAAGTCTGTTCACGTACGAGTTGTATTGCCTCTGACCCATAAAAATTCTCTAATAAATTCTTTACAAAATATCTTTGATACTAAATATTTTACTCACATAAGAAAAAAAAGGAGTAAGCATGTGGATAGTCATTAGTATTATATGTACATCCTTAGCCGGCATAAACCTATATTTTGCTATTAAAGGATTAATCTATCTCTTTAAACCTAACCAAGTACTCACTGTAAAATTACAGGATCTGTCTAATAGTCTATATCCATTACAGAGATCATTTAACGCTTTTAAAGGCGATGTTGTTGAAGAATTTCAATCCTTAAAAGATCAAATAGTTGTTCTAAAGGATAAGGTGTATAGGATAGAACAAAATTTAAATAAAATAGAGGAAGAAAGATGTTTGAGCTTACCGTCAAAATTAAAGGGGAAGACCAAACCTTGCGTAAAAAATTCTTAGTCTATGAAGAGCGCGTTTCTTTAAATACAGAAGATGAGCGATTACAAGAATGTGTAAAACAAACATTAGAAGGATTTAAAGGAGAAGTAGAATCTATTTCTTTGGTTTCTACTTTTCAATGGGAGTGATTATATTTTCTAAGGCTCCATCTCACCTATGGATAGTTTTAAGGTGTCTTTCCATTCGCGTAAATCTTTACTAAGCGAGTCATATTGATCATCTCCCAGAAATATGAGATGCTCTTGGAGCATAGACACTAATTCCATATATGATTCGCTCACTTTGCGATTATAGATGCTTATATTCTCTTTCACGAGATGATGTAAGAATTTTAAATCTCTTTCTTCTAGTGTTCTAGTTTTTATTCTTTCTATGATATCTCCTTCCATAGACAAAAACTCTTCATATTCTTCTTCCGATCTAAGTATATCTCCTTCTTCACTACCAAAAAGGGAAAGTACTCTTTCGATGACAACTTTGACTTTTTCTCTAGTTTCTCGATCAAGCTCTATATGCTCTAATTTAATTTCTCTTCTACATAGGGGACAGTGAGCAGACCTTCTTAAAGCTATTTTCAATGACCTATATTCAATTACATGATCACATCGAGTTCTTACAGGTATATGAAAAATAGAGTAGGTAATAGGATCTAGAATGCTTTCTTCTCCCAGATCTTCCGCATGTTGATTAAACAACTCATCTAAAACATTTTTAACTCGTTCATCCAATCTATTTTCGAGCTCTTCTACATGTCTAAAACGGGGTCGAAATCTTAGATATGTTATACCGGCTCCACTAAATAAACCTGCTCCCATTCCTGCTAACACAGATTGAGAAACAGCCCATTCCGAAGCTATACCTGCGCCTAATGGAGATGCCACAACTCCGCCAAACGCTCCGATAGCGACCCCTTTAACCATATTTTTAGCTATTTGTTTTAAATACCTAGACGTTAATTCTCTTTCGACAGGAGTAGACATCGCCCATTCTCCTGTTTTTACACTGAAAGATATTTGCGGGACTCTTCTGTCAAACACATTTGCCACAATATCATCAGGGATGGGGGTTCCCTGATGATTATTGCCAAGTAGAGGATCTATTGCCATGCTAATTGTAATATCTATTTATTAATTTGATAATCCCAATAATGATTAGACATATAATGAGTATAAGAACAGGTAAATTCATAAAAGGCCAATTCCAGAAAGGGTCAATCCCTTTAAAAATCTTGCTCATTAATTTTTTCATTAAGCAGGGGGTCTCCCATCGGGAAAATCCTCGGGATGCGCTTCTATGAAATCCATAACATCATCCCCCCATATGCTTCTATTAATTGCATCTTCTATGTCTTTTTCTATACGGTGAACATCTACTTCCACATCATATGCCGATAACTTAATAAGAGAAGTATTACGTGGAGAAAATCTATGTCTTAAGGATGAAAAAATATTTTCAAGGGGAGATTTTTCTTCCGTAAGATCTATCGTCCGTTCAGAAGAGGAACTACTTTCAGGGACATCGTCTTTTACCTTCTGAAAATTCATTTCTCTTACCCCTTTAGCACACGCTCCCATCAGAATAGCCGATACCGCACAGTTAGTTAAAAACTCTACCGACAAAGATTCTCTCATTACTTGAAATGCAGATTTAGTAGGAGCAGGTTTTAGAATTTGATTGGATACATCGATGATCTTTCTTCGTTGTGCATCTATTCCTTTTAAAGCATTTTCTTTTTCTTCAGGAGTTAAATCATCTGATCTTTTAACTTTTATTTTTATTTTTGTTAGGACGTTTGTACTTGTAGCTAGCTGAGTAGCAGCGAAGGTTTTTTCTATGTTTCCTTTTTCTACATTTTCAAACACCATCTGCGCCATTGCGCTTAAATTTTTTGATACGATAGTAACTTCATCAACTACTTGTGCTAAAGAAGAGTACTTTCCAATAATCTTTCCACTTATTGGTGTAAGTGATGCCATATGTCTCCTATTATTTTTTTATTTGGTTAACTATGAAATCTCCCAGGCTATAAACCGCACATGCTCCCAGTGTAATAATAGATCCGCCTACTAAAGGGATATTCCCCATAGCGAGACCGGTGAACATTACTCCAGTTGATGTTTTCACAACGAAGGAAAGGGTTGTATCTCCCTTAGATTTTGGATTAGCATTTACCATCAAATTAACAGTTTCCGGAACTCCGTTATTAAACAATCCTTGTGACGCTGCTTTAACAGAAATTTTTATAAGAGTTGCTTGAAGGTCTTCTGGAGATATATTTTCTAACGTTCCTTGGCTAGCTTCTAACGTTTCATTTAAGCTCATTCTTAGGAAGCGCCTAGCATTTAATATATTTTCTCTATCCAAACCTTGGACTTCTAACTGCTCTCTTAGTTCTTCATCGATACGAATAGCTATCGCTCTTGTTCTACTATTTTGTATTGCCAACCTTGGTAAAGCATCCATCCTATTATTTATAGCCGGTACGGCTTGCGCTGCCATATATTTCCTTTGTTATATTTTTATTTAATTTTCTTTAGGCTCATCATTATCTCGAAAGACAATTCTAGGTCTTGTCATTTGGGTAATCTGTCCTTCTATGTTGGATAGACGTCCGTTGATGGAGTAAACTTCAGATTCAATTTTATCAAATCTCGCATTCGTTTCTTTTCTCATCTCTTTAAACTCTTCAAAAACTTTATCGAACTTCTGATCAATTTTATCGAACTTATGATCTACATTTTCAAATCGTTTATCAATTTTATCGAACTTATTTTGAAAGAGCGTATATACCCCAATTAAGGTGGTAACAACGGTACCCATTGCTATTGATAGATTTGTCCAGTCCATATTATTTCTCCTTTAATCTACGTTCTTCAATAGCACAAAGTCTTCCATGAAAGTCTTTTACTTCATCATGAATAGCTCGTACTAATTCTCTGGTTGATTCCAGTTTAGAATCCATATGTCTTGCATCACTTCTAGCTTCTCCTCTTGTCCACAAGAATAATGCAATGACAACTCCTATTAGAGCGGCTACACTTCCAACCATAGCAATAATAATTCCTAAGTATTCCATTAGATAGCCCCCTGCATGATCTTGAGTTTTTGTTTTAGCTTGTCATTCTCTATTCTGAGTACTAAATTCTCGTCAGCCACCTTAGACATCATCTCATGATGTCGTTTGGCTTCTATCATACGGAAAATAGCCCCGTCGAGGTCTCTAGCTTTGCGTTTAGATTGTTGAGAGTATTTAACAACATCTTGGGTATTTATATTCGACGAAATTGGATTTATGTCGAAAAGCTTTAGCTGGTTTTCTGATTCGGTAATCTTCATGGTTTCCTTAAAAAGAGTATTAAATTTTATATTAGTTTATTTTTTTACATCAATTACAATATTTATTTTAATTATACTAGTATTTATTTTAAAAATTCTGTAATTAACAGCTTGTGTATACCATAAAGAAATAAAGCAATAAACGCATAAGGCAATAATGAGAAAAATTTGTGTGTCTCTAAGTAAAGGTGGGGTAGCTAAATCCACCTCAGCCGTTTCGTTAGCTCATGGACTTTCTATGAAAGGAAAGAAGACTCTTTTAATAGATAGTGATGACCAAGGACAAGCAGCCTACTTACTGGGAGTAAATCCCGAAGTAGGTCTAGCCAACGTACTACATGAAGAAATAGAAGCTAAAGAGGCTATTTATAAGGCTCGAGATAACCTATATATACTAGCTGGGGATAAGACCTTATCGGGAACTAAAAGATCCATAGGACGAAAAGACTTTGGGGCTGAACAGACATTATCAAATGCATTGGCTTCTGTAGAAGGAAAGTTTGATTTTGTGATTATAGATACATCTCCATCCTGGGATACTCTAACTATCAACTCCGTATTCTATTGTAATGAAATCCTCATTCCCGTTTCTTTGGAAGTCTTGAGTTTAAACAGCCTTTCAGAATTCTTAAGAAGGCTTAATCAAGTTCTCCACTTCAAGCAACCTAATCAATTTGATCATAAGATAACCATTCTTCCTACGTTCTCAGATGGAAGAGTTAAAAAGTCTAAAGAGATTTTAGATATACTCGAAACCCACTATGCAAAGATGTTGCTTTCTCCTATTCGTTATTGTTCTAGGATATCCGAATCGGCAGCATTTGGCCAAACCATATTTGAGTATGCACCTCACTCTAGGGGAGCTGAGGACTACAGTAAAATTATAACTGCGGTGATGAAATGAGAGAAAAGACGCCTGATATCATAGGACAATTAATGGGAGAAGGAATAAAGCAAGAAAGCAAGAAAGAAATAAAACAAGAAAGCAATAAATCCATAAAAGAAAAGGCGACCTTCAATCTTTCTAAATCTCTTCTTAAGGATCTAGAATACTTCTGGTTACGCATGAGACAGACAAAGAAGATTACAAAGACGGATATTGTAGAGGAGGCAGTTAGGGATTTTTTAAATAAAGCAATAAAGCAATAAATATTGCCTTATTTCTTAGGAACAAAAGATCTGGAAATATGTGCAAAAACCGAAGAAAATAAAATGACTAAAACTTTTATCATATATGAAAAGATCATCAATTGAATTAAGTTGTCTAATACTCCATAAAATCCAAAGAACGTAATAAATGCCGTATCAAATATCTGAGAAATACAGGTGGAAGTTACATATCTAAATGTAATATTTCCAAAGGTAAATCGATCTTTCAAGAATGAAAAAATAGCTAAGTCCAATCTCTCCGATAAAAAGAACGATATAAAAGAACAAAGCACAATTCTAGGTGTGGTGCAAAACAATTGAGAATATGCTTGATGACCCCAATCGAATGTATTAGGAGTAAATCTCAATTGAAACTGTGTCATTACTGTAAAAAGAAATAGATTTAGAAATGAAAAGTAAATGGCTTTCATTGCTTCTTTTCTTCCAAAGTATTCTCTTAATAGATTCATCCCCAATATACTGGTTACTGCATAGGCTTCAGCCGACGATACATTCATATTGAATAAAGTGATTTGTTTGAATACGAACAAGTTGCAAAATAGGGGCTGAATAGATGTGAATATAAAAAGACAAGTCTTACCTAATTTTAGACTCATCAATAGAAAGCTACATAAAACGATTATCTGACAAAAAAATAAGAATTCATTCATAGATTAATTCCAAGTTAAAATTTTAAAGATATATATCTTTACGATATTAATTATTATTAAAATTTTTCAGTTAAAGAATCTAGGTATTGCCTGGACAGAAATAACTAATATTTCTCTCTTCTCTTTTTGGAATGAGAAAACAATTCCTACAGCAGATCCGATTAGAAATGCGTTTTTTAGATATGGGACTACATTTATACTTCTCCCCCTTACAAGAGGTCCTGAGAACCAAAAAAAAGATAATAACAAGGCCCCGATAATATACTTGAATAGCTTTCCTAGTTTAAACCCACTACGGGTAACAACAGGTCTATTTGGATCAGTCAGGGAAGTTTCACCAGTGAATCTATTAAAATAAGAACCATAGGTGATACCCGGTAAAAAGTTTTCTACATCTCCTTCTTTCAATTCTCTCCATCCCACTTTATTTTGTTCTTTTGGTAAAATAAGATTTACAACTGGATTTATGTAAAGACCTAAACATTGATTCAAAAAATTAATTGTAGGTAACATTTTAATTATCTCTCTTAATTAAGTTAAGAAAACTTAAAGAGAAATAGACTTTATATCAAGATAAATTGTTTTTAATTGGATGTAAAAATTTAACTTAACGATAGATATCTTTTCGATGTCCTATTTTAATGAGCAGCACCACAACTACGTCTTCTTGGATTTCATATATAATTCTATAATTTCCAATACGTGCTTTTCTAAAACCACTCCACTTTCCCTTTAATGGATCTCCGGCTTCATAAGGAAAAGGGGCGAGGCGTGTTTCAATAAAATTTCTTATTCTTTCTTTGGTTTCTTTAGAAAGAGAATTCAAATATTTGTCCTTAAACGATTGGCAGTATCGGACATTAAACATCCCATACCTCTTTATGGCTTAGGGTAGGATCTTTTTTATTGGGATATGCTATCTCTGCCCAATAAACGTCTTCATATCTTTCCATCCATTCTTCAACCATTCTTCGGACTACTTCCGACAAAGGTCTATTTTCTTTAGATGATATAATATCTAAAATTTCTCTTGTCGTATCATCAAAAGTAACATGTATTCTTTTTCCTTTCATAATTACTCCTTTTACAAAAGTGTAACACATGTGTAACATTTAAGCAAGAAAACTTAGCACTCTACGGTAACTTAAAATTTTAAATACATAGATTTTGTCTTTCCGAGTGCTAATTTTCGCAAAATAACAAATAGTTATTTTTGATTACTATCTAAGTGTCTAATATTTAAAGACTTTGAAAACCAACGTCTGATAATGGTTATTTTGTTAAATAGGATTAGATATTTTTTCCTCACTCATCTTTCTTCTCTTCATTGAATATTTTTACCTCAACGATACTAATACACACCCTACAATCTTTTAAGGCTGTTAGAGTATTAGTTTTAATGTTCCAATTCAGAGAGGGTTCTAACATATCATCATAAATAATTGTTTCTTTTTCATTATCCTTATTCAATTCCTTGACCATCACCAAATCCCTCTCCCTCTAACGAGCCAAATCCAAATCCAGATCCAGATCCCGGTCCATTTCCAGATCCCGTTTCAGATCCATCTCCCGAGCCATCTCCAAATCCCAATCCCAATCCAAATCCATTTCCTTCTCCATCTCCATCACCGAATCCATCTCCCGATCTATATCCAGATCCATCACCAAATCCAAAGCCATAGCCAGATCCATCTCCATCACACAATAAATCTTCTTTTAGTGGGCTTTCCATTCAGGTACTCCTTGAATAGACTTTTTAGCTTTTTCAGTAGCTTCTATAATCTCAATCACTTCAGTCAGATTAATACGAGAGACTTCACAAGGAAATTTACATTCGTCAGGACAGGATACTCCTTTCATAGCAAGCTCACTTAAAGAGCAAGCTCCTTTCCAATACCAAATTCTTCTAGCATTAGTTAAAAATACTTCTTTATCTTTTTTAACTTGCAAAAATCCTGCAAATACACCTGCTGAATAAGTTCTGCATATAACATATTTTCCAACCATCATTTCATCTAAATTTTGTTCCATAATATTTCCTATATTTTAGGTTTTTAATAGTAAAGTTTATCCGTCTCCATCTCCATCATCAAATCCAATTCCCGATACAGATCTATCAGCAAATCCAAATCCCTCTCCATCTCCATCTCCATCTCCATGTCCATCTCCCGAGCCAAATCCAAAGCCAAAGCCTGATCCAGATCCATTTCCTTCTCCCGAGCCATCTCCAGATCCAGATATCGATCCAAATCCATCACCATCTCCCGATCCATCTCCATCTTGTTGTGAAGGGTATTCATAGAGACTTTCAAAATCTTTGATTAATGCATCTTCCATTCAGACATATCTTTAATATTTTTTTATACAGATCCATCATCAAATCCATATCCATCTCCATATCCCGATCCAAATCCCGATTCAACTCCGGATCCATCTTCCCATTCAAATCCCAATCCCGATCCAAATCCCGATCCATCTCCCGATCCATCTCCCGATCCAAATCCCGATCCCAATCCCGATCCAAATCCCGATCCATCTCCCGATCCATCTCCCGATCCAAATCCCGATCCTGATCCCGATCCCGATCCCGATCCCGATCCCGATCCAAATCCCGATCCTGATCCTGATCCCGATCCCGATCCCGATCCCGATCCCGATCCATCACAAGAGGGATCTTCATAGAGACTTTTAAAATACTTCATTAATTTATCCTTAACATTTAAAAATTAATCGGTTATATCCCTCGATCATTCTCTCTAATATTTTTTTAGACTCAAGTAAAACCGCTTCTTCCAAAGGGGTGTAATTTTTATTTTTAACAGAGAGCCAGTCTAAGATATCCAAAATATATTTTAAATTTTTATTCTCATCTTTTCCAATAATTTTACAGATAAAATCGTGAGCACATCTTTTTATTTCTATGGATGTAATAGATGAAAATTCCCTATTTTTTGGTAGTATATAGGGGTAGATCTTCTTCATTTTATCCAGTCGGCGTATTTTATAATGATCCAATCTGAACCAAATACATCTTCCGGAGAGAATATATAGGGATATCCTCCTAAATATTTTGGTTGATAAGAATAATAGGGCTTGTTATGGAGGAGAATATTTTTCTTTAGATAAACATAGGAATTTTCTTCATTCCATCCTTTTCTTCCTAAATAAGCTCCATTTTTTAAATAGATTAGAGCTATTGAAAAATCTATAGATTCTAAAGAATTTTCAGATAATTTCCCAGTCAAGGGCGATGGGGTCGTCTTTTTCAACAACATACTTGTATGCCGGTTGTATATTTAATCCAACGGGAATATCAGCAATATGATAAGGAGTATTATGAACCATCATATTAGAGAGCCAAAATAAAAATTCACCATCTTTCCAAGAAGATCTTTTGGCTTTTTCTCCGTTTTTGATTCTTTCATACATTTCTATAAAATTCATTTCAACCTCCTTTTCATTTTTTTAGAGATAAAATGATATTTCTATAAGATGTTTATGTCTATTTAATAGATTTTTTGAGATCGTTTCTTCTTTTTATTTCCTTTATGATTTCTTTAATCTCTTCAGGGGAGGGGTCTTCTTCCGGACTGGGATCTAATTTCCCTTCTTTGAAATCTTGAATACATTTTAATACGAAGTTTTTGTGAGCAACATTAGGGTGATTAAACATGCTCTCATGAAAGTTTTCAATGAACTCAGGTAATGGAAGAGTCCATATTAATTTAAAGTCCTTCGTCTTCATATTGATTCTAAAAAGAGATGTGCCAGGGAAAGGATGGGGCTTCATCAATGTAGCCTGATGCAAAAGCTTATGCGTTTGCATAGTTCTATCTTTTAATTTAAATACTACAAAATCATAAAAATCATGGCCGCAAAAAGGGTCTTGCTTAATGAGATCTTGGACCATCTCAAGAATTCCATTAGTCATTGATTCTAAGGATTTATTTAATCCTTCGACGATGGGTTCTGCCTTAACTTTTACTTCCATGTGTCATAGTGTAAAATAATTCTTTTAAATATATAAAGAAAATTTTAATTTAAGTGGCAAATACGAATTACACCCGTTACGTGTAACCAAACTTTCGAATTCCTACGTTACAGGAGAATATGGACGAAAATCCAAAACAAGAGAGCGTACAAGAGCCAGTCGCTCAGGCCCAAGAGTCATCTAAGGAATTTAACTTTAGAAGACTTGAGAAAAAATATGAGGCCGCTGAAAAGGAAAAGGAGGAACTCAAAGAGCAGTTGGGTAAACACCAACAAATGCTTGAAAAGTTTCAAACCGCTTTTTCTGCCCCTCAAGAAGAGGGATATGAGTTTCTCTCGGAAGAAGATGCTAATCGCCTAGGCTCTAAACTCGAGAAAAGCCTAGAGCAAAAGATCGAAGAAAAGATCTTAAAGCGACTTCAGAAGGAAGAAACAGACAACCTCCCTCAACGTATTAGAGAAAAGTACAAGGACTACGACGAAGTTGTAACTCCTGAAGCTGTCTCAGATATTGAAAAAGAAGACCCCTGGTTTTCTGGGCTTGCTGCGGCGAATGGGGAAAACCCCAAAGCTAAACAACTTATTTGGGAAGGACTTTATCACAAAATAAAGTCTAGGAAGCAAAGTGCGACTCCCGCTAAGTCACCCCTTCAAGAGAGGATGGAGAAGAATAAGAAAGCAAACCTATTGTCCGCAATAGGACAGGTATCTTTCGGGATGCCAAATGCTTATGAATTCGACATAAATAATCCTGAAGCGGTAGCAAGAGCAAGAGAAGCGCTGCAAAGAGCAAAGAGAGCCGGAGGGTATTGATTAACCATAAAACCTAAGGAGTATTATGGGATTTCCTATAACCACGACCTCAGACTTGGTAGCACCTATTGAACTTAGCTTAGCTCCAGGTATGTTGTCGGTTCCGACTCCCGCATTCAACTATATTATCTTTGCAGATAAACATTCAATGCCGGAGCAAGGTGGTACCACATATAGGTTTATAAGACCTAATGCGTTGGAGCCACCAATCGAAGAGCTTGGTAATTCCGGATTAGAGCCGGCTTCTCAAGTTCCATCTCGTGATTTTGTAGACACAGTAATGAGTTTCTATGGAACTAGCGTGGTGGTTAACGAGCAAGTGGTGATACAAAACCAAGACAGCGCCATGGCGTGGATTACAGAAAGGCTCGGGGTAGCCATGAGACAAGGGGAAGACCTGCTTCTCAGAAACTACTTAGCCTCAACGGCTTCCGCTGTAAACGCCACGGGGGGTACTAACGGGGATAACCCTACAAATATGAGTGAAACGGATTTCTCTCGTATTGCAGCCACGTTAGACAACAACAATGCCATGAAGTTCATGCAAGGGAAAGAAGGAGAAAATAAATTCGGAACATCTCCGGTTAGATTTTCTTACATCCTTTTTGCACATACTGAATTGCAACCCGATATGGACGCTTTAGCAAACTTCCAGTCTTCTTGGAATTATCCGAATAGAGAGGGAGTTTTGTACAGCGAGTACGGAGCGGTGAGAAATGTTAGGATTTTAACATCATCACAAAGTGCTAAGGAAGAAGGAGCTAGTGCGTTAGGCAACACTGTATATAACAACATTTTATGTGCAAGAGAAAGCTACGCTCACATCCAACAATCAATGTACGGGATGAATATCATTTACCGTGATCCATTGTTTTCCGGACCTTTAGCTTTGAACGCTACATTAGCTGTTAAGTATTCACAAACCCAAGCGATTTTGCAGCAACTTTGGATCTTACGATTCAGATGTACTGCAAGAATAACCATTTAAGGAGGACATATGACGTATAAATTACAAGGGTCATTTGTATCTACAGGAGCGGCGCATTCATTGTCATTGCCCACAACTGCAGTGACCTCTTTAAGTATGAAGAACAAAACCCAGTATAGCTCAGCTGCTAACCCGGCAGTTGTTAAAGCTGCTTGGTGGAATATAAACTTAGCGGATGGTAGTGCTTATCTTTTAAAGAATACTGCAGGAGCGGCGACGGATGAAAGTTCGATCATCACTACTCTAGGTTTTTCTTTTATTAGAAAAAACACTGATTTGCTGGGTCCTCCGGTAACAGGAACCGCTGTAACGGCCGCGGCTACTCCTGTAGCTACGGCAGCCTCTCACGGTTTCTCTAATGGAGATGTGATTCAGCTTACCAATACCACAGCTATGCTTCAAATTTCTCAGTTTTACTACACGATAGAAAACGTCATGACTAATACTTTTGACCTATCTTTCATGAGTACAAACGGATTTGCAGCAGCTGCAACGGCATTAATTGCTAGAAAAGTGAAATTCCCAACCTTGTTCACTCCAAGACAGAATTTCATTACAGCTATTACAGCCGCGAACCCAATGGTCGTTACTTGTTCCTTTGCCCATACATTTGCGGTAGGAGAAACGGTAAGGCTTAAAGTTCCTGCAGCATGGGGGATGATTCAAGCGGATGGCCTGAAAGCTAAAGTAACAGCGATTAACCTTACAACTAATACTGTAACGTTAGACGTGAACTCAACAGGCTTCACAGCGTTTGCTTTTCCAACAAGTGCGGTAGCAGCAGCAGGTACCTCTTTACCTCAGATTTATCCTGAAGGTCAAGCGGGTAACTTCTCTCCATCTAATCCGGTAGCTCCTTACGACACTGATTCTTTACCTGTAATGGTATTTGGAACAGGTGTAGTTGGTGCTGCTTCTGATGTGATTGAGTGGGAAGCTGAGTGTTTAGACTACAACGATTACGTGTAAAATAAGGGGGGCAACCCCCTTTTATATTTAAAAGGAGAGATATGACAACAATTACCAAACCTAAAGATGCTTCAGACAAGCCTTTAGTTATAGAAGATAGCAAACCTAAAGAGACAGATTTTCAAATGAATACTCATCTAACTAAGATGGAAAAAAGATATGCGGAACAAGAAGCTGTTTTCATAAGACCATGTGGATGGATTTCCCCTGCGGGACCAGCTAACCCTAGATTTGAAAAGCAAAGAAAAGACGCTTGGGAATATGTAGTTGGGGTAGTAGAAGCAAAAGAGGGTATTTCTTCTATGCCTTTTCATGAGCAAGTATGGTGTGAATGGGGAGGCGATCCTATTACCAAATGGAAAATACCTACTCAAAAAGTAGTAGCTATTCCAAAAGGATTAGCAAAAGAGATTCAGAAAAACTGCAAATACACGGCCTATGTAATTAAT